TTCTTACTTTATTATAATAATAAATTTCTTTTATGCTTCCGTGAATGCCGTCGCGTTCGCCAATAGTTATAGTATCCCCCTTAAAATAAGGTGACACGTCTTCTTTTGAACCTACTAATTTACCATCTATAAATACATCTATCATATTATTGTCATAATTTATTACAAAAAACAGCCATTTTTGGAACTTAGGATTTGTCATCTCATATATTGTATCTAATTGGTCGCCTCTATTACTAATTGTTCTTGATTTTATAATTATTTTTTGCGAGCTACCATTATAATATATTACAGGTTTAAAACCATAATTGAATAAAACAGTATCTTTTGTATATGCTAGCGATGTATTTTCCGGCTGTGGATTAAGATAAATATAGAAACTTAAGCTATAAGTATAATTATATGGAAATTTCTCTTTACTTACTATCGAATTAGAGTATGTTGTTTTAATATTAAAGGCGCTATTTACATCATTAAATAGTGTAAATGAATGAGTTTTAATATTTGAACTATTAGCACTAGCGTCTTTTATAGAGCGAGAGTCGGAGCTAGTTCCTTTATCAATACCAATAGAGGAATTAAATGAATTTAATTGTTTTTTATATGCATCTTTATCCATATTAAAAGCGTCCATTATTTTATCTAATCTCTCTTCGTTGGGTTTTTTATGCTCTTCGACCGTGATGTTGGGAACACTTATAGGTCTACTTAAGTGTGTATTTAAGTTTTGATATTTTCCTAAAGTTTTCTCTTCATTTAAATAAAAAGGCCCACTACCTTGCAAAATATCGCTTTTATTAAATGTTCTTATAAATTTAAATAGCATAGGTAAAAAAATTAGTGACAACACTAATAATAGTAATATGAAAAATAATATATAAACAGAGGAAGGTGTTAATCTAACATCATTATTTATTTCATCTGTTAAAATAACAATTAAGCAAGGAATAAAAAATACAAAATTTTTAAATATGCATAAAAAATATTTGGCATAACTTTTTATTAAATCTGTGTATGCGGGTTTTTTGTCTTTTTCTATTTCTATTTCACAATAGATTGACCCATTGGATGATGTTTTTATAGAAAAAAGCTTAGCTATTATTGCTAATACTATTAAAAATATTAATAATAGTAATATATTTTTTGTAATGTTTAATAAATTGTCATTAACTTTATGCAAATAGAAAGTATAGTTTAATAGGAATAATGGTAAGCTAATTAGCAACAATAAGTAAAAGAAATATTTCATTATGTTAAATAGTGGGCTTGTTAATGTGGCTTTTAGGTTTGGTTTATTTATAGTTGCTGAATTGTCGTCTTTGATATCAATAATCTTTCTTGAGTTTTCATTATAAATACTTATATATGCTGTATCACTATTGTGTTTATCTGTAGTCCTAGTTCCGGGCGTATTCCAAGGTGTATGATTTCTATAAACAAAAAAAAGGAAACAATATATACTAAATCCTAGTAACACTATTGTAACTAAAATCTCATATTTACTATTTTTAATAGCAAAAAGATTTTGCTTCTCATTTAAATAATAAAATAAGCATAATATTGTTATAAGTACTATGCTAATAAAATAAGTATAATATTTATGTGGATTATCTTTTATTTTAAATCCATTAACTGTTTTGTCTAGTATTCTTATAAAAATAGTGCTTAAAAATTTAAAAAAATCACCTATTTTTTCACCACTAGAATTGAATAGCTCTTTAAATTTTGTAACATTAGTATTAGTATCAGATGACATAATAATATAATATAATATAATATAAAACTATATAATATTATTACTACTAATTACTACTAATTACTACTAATTACTACTAATTACTACTAATTATTCGAAAACTATTTAAATAGCGTTATAAATTTTCACAAGCTGTTTTTCTACCATGGCAGTCTCTGCACAATGCTTCCAAATTATCTATAGCGTTTGAACCACCATATTCAAGTTTTATAACATGGTCTACTTCAAACCACGCAGGCAATTGTTTTTGACATTGCTTACAATGCCAATTTTGAGATGCCGCTACATATTTCTTTTTTGTTTCACTCACGCTTCGCTTAGTAGAAGTATTTCCGGAATATAAAATCTTTTGTTGCTGTTTTGATAAATTGTGATTTGGATTTTGATTGTAATTTTGATTGGGATTTGAAAACGTTACTGATTTGCGATTGTTAGGATTATTGTATACGTTAATGTTATTATTTAATTCTTTTGAAATAGAGCTCGACGTAAAATCAATAATTGGAGTAATAATACTTGCAGTATTTCTATCAATTGGTAAATATTTTATATACCCATTTGAGTTTGTTACAAAGTCTTTATAATTGTTCGGATCTTTTTTTATATATAAATAAATACATAGTCCAATAAAAGCGAAAAAAACCATTTTATAATATTTTTCATATTTCTTTAGTTTTCTAAGTAACTTACCTTCAAAATATGTATTGACTAATACCAAAACTGTTATTAATAAAATAAGCAATTCAAGTTTCATAGTATTAGATTACTATTATTTAATATATAAATATATTATTAGGATTAATAAAACTAACAATACACTTCCAAAAATATATTTGTGCCTATTTTTCTTTTCATCATTCTTTTTAAGTTCTTTTAATTTATAATTTTCATAATAGTTGTTTAGAGCATCATAATATGATACTTCGGGTTTACCTAAATAGCTATTTATTTTATTATGTATAAAATGTGTCCATTTTATAAGTGATTCTCGTGAGTCTAAATAAGGTGTTACTGGATATGCGTCTAAGAATTTACTAAAGGTATTTCCTATTTCGGGGACAGGTATAAATAATGGCAAATTTGTTATAAAGTCATAATATTTTTTTTTTGTGCTCTCATTTACATTTAACGGATATGACAAAGCAATTGTATATAATACAAACCAATAATGAGGACCCCAAATAATAGGGTTAAATATGCTACTATTGGTCATAATATTTTTTATATTAATATAGATTTTATATTAATATGTGTTACTAAAATACAAAATGTTACTAAAATAAAAAATGTTACTAAAATAAAAAATAATATATAAAAACATAATTAGTATATAATTAACAATCTATAAATTCATAATGAATACAAAAAAATTCATTTTTTGTAATAATTGCGGTAAGCTGGGTCATTTATTTCATCAATGCAAAGTTCCTATAACAAGTATTGGCATTATTCCAATAAGGATTACAAAAAAAGTAAATCCACTAACAAATACATTAGAAAATGATGTTGAGATTTTCATAATAAAACGTAAAGATACATTATCGTTTGTAGATTTTATGCGTGGAAAATATTCCATAGAAGATAAAAACTATATTACAAATTTATTAAATAATATGACTGTAAATGAACGACAATTTATATTAAACAATGATTTTGATAGTATATGGCAATATTTATGGAACTATAACACCAATAATTCTTATAAAAATGAGGAAAAAACATCTAAAAGTAAATTTATTAACTTAAAAAATGGCTATTCAAATATTTTTGAAAGCTATGATTTAGAAAGTTTGGTGAATTTATGTGATAAAAAATACATTGAGCCCGAATGGGGCTTTCCAAAAGGCCGTCGCAATTATCAAGAAAAAGATATTGTGTGTGCCCTTAGAGAGTTTGAAGAAGAAACTGGATATGAAAAAAAAGATATTGCTATTATTAATAACATTGTGCCATATGAGGAAATATTTAGCGGTTCTAATTATAAATCATATAAGCATAAATACTTTATTGGTATAATTAATAACAACTATATTCCTAAGAATAATTATCAAATTTATGAAATTACCGAAATTAAATGGGTGTCTATACACAATGTATCTAATTATCTAAGAGAATATAATTATGAAAAAAAAAATATTATAAATTATTTAAATAATTTATTAAAAACTTATAAACTATATATTTAATATATAGTAAATGAATATATTAAGTAATATATTTAGTTCGAAAAAACCGGAACAAAATAAAGAAGCAGAAGCAGAACAAGGAGAGCAAGAAGAAGCAGAAGAAGCGCAAGAAGAAGCGCAAGAAGAAGCAGAAGAAGCAGAAGAAGCACAAGAGGAAGCAGAAGAGGAAGCAGAAGAGGAAACAGAGGATGCAGAGGAAGCAGAAGCAGAAGAGGAAGCAGAAGAAGCACAAGAGGAAGCAGAAGAGGAAGCAGAAGAGGAAACAGAGGATGCAGAGGAAGCAGAAGAAGCAGAAGAGGAAGCAGAAGAAGCAGAAGAGGAAGCAGAAGAGGAAGCAGAAGAGGAAGCAGAAGAGGAAGAGGAAGATGCAGAGCAAGAAGCAGAAGAGGAGGAAGAGGAAGAGCAAGAAGCAGAAGAGGAAGAGGAGGAAGAGGAAGAGGAAGAGGAAGAGGAAGCGGAAACAGAAGAGGAAGAAGAGGAAGAGGAAGATGCAGAGCAAGAAGCAGAAGAGGAAGAAGAGGAAGAGGAAGAGGAAGATGCAGAGCAAGAAGCAGAAGAGGAAGAAGAGGAAGAGGAAGATGCAGAGCAAGAAGCAGAAGAGGAAGAAGAGGAAGAGGAAGAGGAAGATGCAGAGCAAGAAGCAGAAGAGGAAGAAGAGGAAACAGAAGATGCAAGCGAAGAGCAAGAGGAAACAGAACAAGAAGAAGAGGAAACAGAAGACGAAGCAGAAGAAGAAGAAGAAGAAGAAGAAGATGAAGACGAAGCAACAGAGGAAACAGACGATGCAGAGCAAGAAGAGGATGCAAGCGAAGATGAAGCCGAAGAAGAAGATGAAGCAATAGAAGCAGAACCAGAATATGAAGAACCAGAAGAACCAGAACTAATTGAGAATACAGACTTAGGCGAAGGAAAAAAAGTTGAACCACAAGAGACTAGTTTAGAAGAAGAGGAACTAGAGGAAGAGGAAACAGAGGAAACACCAGAAACACCAGAAACACCAGAAACAGAGGAACCAGAAGAAGAAGAGGAAGAAGACGACACAGAAGACGTTGTTTCAAGTATAAAACAGCCTGAAACAAAAGAAAAGAATAATTTATATTTAGCCTCACTATTTAGAGAGAATATAAACAAAATAACTATAGACAAATCAGAATTAGAAGGCCTAGAAAGTGGTGTAAATACAAAAACAGATTTAAAATATTATCTAAATGCATTAGAGTTATTAAATGCAAAGGAGTTAAAAAACCCGCTAAATAGTAATTATAAATATTTATATCCTCATCACGATGATGAATTTTTCAATATTAAAATAGCACACAATAAAGAGCTTAATGAAAATAAAATAAAAATAAATATTGACACAGATTTTGAAAAGCAAGCAAATGAAATATGCAATAAGGCTTTCGAATTAGCACCATATCAAAAATTTATAAAAAACTTTTTATCAATACATACACCATATAATGGTCTTTTATTATTTCACGGACTAGGAACCGGAAAAACGTGCTCAGCAATAGGGGTAGCAGAAGAAACCAGAAAATATTTGCAATATATGGGCTATAATGATAGAATTATTATTGTAGCCTCTCCAAATGTGCAGGAAAATTTTTATTTACAATTATTCGACGAGTCTAAATTAGAGTTGCACAATGGATATTGGACTATTAATAATTGCGCAGGTCAAAACATATTAAATGAAATTAATATATTGCAAAAAAATTTATCACGTGAAAAAGTGATAAAAATAGTTAAAAACATTATATCAAATTACTATTTATTTATGGGTTATACACAATTCGGCAATTTAATAATGAAAAAATCCAACATTACAAATCAGTTATTAACCGACGATCCAAATAACACTAAGCGAAAAATGCTGATTAAAAAGAAATTGCAAAAATATTTTAATAATAGATTAATCATAATTGATGAAATACATAATATACGCCAGTCTAAAGATAACAGCAATAAATTAGTGTCCAACGAATTGATGAATTTAGTTAAAAATGTTGACAATTTAAAGTTGCTATTTATGTCAGCAACACCAATGTTTAACGACTTCAAAGAAATCATTTTTTTAATAAATATTTTAAATATTAACGATAATAGGTCAAAAATAGAGCTTAAAGACGTGTTTAACGGCGACGGAAGTTTTGTTGTAAATAGTGCAGGCGAGCAAGTTGGTCTCGAATTGTTTAAGAGAAAAATAAATGGCTATGTTAGCTATGTTAAAGGCGACAATCCATTAAGCTTTCCGTTTAGAATATTGCCAAATAATTTCTCAGAAACTAGAAGCATATTTAATGCCAAATATCCCGAATTAAAAATCAACGGTGTTAGCTTAAGCGAAAAAATAGAATTATTTGATATATACGTAAATCAAGTGTCACCTTACCAAGAGTTTGTATATAATATTGTCCTCAAAAACAACATATCAAAATTCGACGAAGAGAAAATTAATGCAATGGAAACATTTGGATACACATTATTACAAAAACCATTAGAAGCGCTAAATATGGTGTTTCCTAATAGTAAATTAGAGGCTTATTTTGACGAAAAAATGGCGCTCTATGAAAATATTCAAGATGTTATTGCTAATATTAATCTTGAGGAAATAAACGGACTTGTTAACATTAGAGATATTATTGGTAAAATGGGCATAAATAATATAATGAGCTATGAAGAAAGTCAGGCACCAAAATCAAGATATGGCTATAAATTTAATAGCGAATTTGCTACAAGTGATATATTTGATTATAATGTAATAGAAAAATATAGTACAAAAATTAAAGCTATATTAGATTCTGTTTTTAATTCGCAAGGTCCAATTATTATATATTCGCAATTTATTGACTCGGGTTTAATACCGCTAGCATTAGCATTAGAAACAGCGGGATTTACTCGCTATGGAACTAATAAATCTTTATTTGCTAGTCCTCCAAGCGAGGAATTAGATGTAAATTCTTATAAAAAGAAATCAGAATTAGAGCAAGGACAGCGTTTTAGAGGCGCAAAATACGTTATTATTAGTGGAAACAGCAATATTTCTCCTGATATAGTGGGCGATTTAAAGGCTTGCACTGACACAAATAATATTAATGGCGAAATAGTGAAAGTAATACTTTTATCGGCAGCTGGAAGTGAAGGATTAGATTTTAAATATATTAGACAAATACATATTTTAGAGCCTTGGTATAATATAAATAGAATTGAGCAAATTATTGGCAGAGCAATTAGAACGTGTAGTCACAAGGACCTTCCTCTTAAATTGCGAAATGTGCAAATATATATGCATGGCACTTTGTTAAATAATAATACTGAGTCGGTAGACTTATTTATTTATAGAAAAGCGGAAGAAAAAGCGAAAGTAATTGGAACTGTTACGCGTGTGCTTAAAGAGCATAGTATAGATTGTTTACTTAATTACGAGCAACAAAAATTCGACGAGAAATTTTTGAATAAAGAATTGGCTATTACTCTTTCTAATAACTCTTCAATTAACTATACTATAGGCGACAAAGCGTATAGCGCACTTTGCGATTATATGGCTGAATGCCGGTATTTTTGTAAGCCTTCTAGCGAAGACTATGACAAGATATATGGCAGAAGCTTAAAAATAAATAGTTCGCTATATAATGACACATTTTTGAAAACAAATAACGAAGTCCTTACAAAAATGTTGAGAGATTTATATAAAGAAAAATACTTTTATACTAAGACTGACATTATTAAGCATATTACTGTGTTTAAAGATTATCCACTAGAACATATAAACAATGCACTCGATGAGCTAGTCAATAATGAAAACATATTTATAACAGATAAATATAATAACTCGGGAAAACTAATAAATATTGATACTATGTATATTTTTCAACCGGCCGATTTAAACACTGATGCAACATTGTTTGAGCGCACCAATCCTATACTAACTAAACCTAATGAATTAAAGGTGAATATATCTGATTCGGTCCGAATAGACGACACCGAGACACAAGCACAAGAAAAAACAGGTCTAACTGCAAAAGAAACAAAAGACAAAACTACTTCACAAATCAAACTATATGCAAACCCTGATTTAGATGGTTTGTCAAATAGCAACATAACTTTGATTAAATCGCTTATAGCAGAATTAGAAAATAATTACAAATACATAATTACGCATTTTCAGCAAGTAAAAGGGGTCAAACCTATTAAAGATAACAAATATTTTTATTATGGTAAAATAATGGATATTTTGAGAGCAAAGAAAGAATTAACGCGTGACGAAGTTAATAAGCTAGCAATTCATATATTGCTTGATGACTTAGATTATAATAAGACGGTGCTACTTGCTATTTATTTATTCAATGCTAGCTACAACGAAGAAACCGATTTTACTAAGCAATTATTGAATTATTATAATTCGAAAATATTGAAAAGCACTAATGCTAAGACACAAGCTAAGGCTTTGCTAATACCAAATAAAAGCGAGTTTAGGGATTATACCTTATATATGATAAAAAATGTAACTAAAAGTGAAAGTGAAAGTAAAAAACCTGATAATGTGATTTTAATCATTGGCGAATTTGAAGACTATAATGATTTTGATAAAGTTATTGAAGCCAATAAAATACCTAGTGAAAGTCTATCTGATGTTTTAGGAATTTTAGCAGTTAATAAAAAAATAACAAAAGAATTAGTTACAGAATTCAAAATAAAAACTGCAACAAATAAAGGGGCTCGTTGTGATCAAGCAGGAAAAGCAAATACTGAAAAGATTTTTACACTTTTAAATGTAAAAGAAGATGTGCTTAATACATTAAAAGCACTAAATCAAACATATTTTTGCGCTGCTCAAGAAATTTATTTTCGATTATACGATATGCGTAAAAATAATGGAAAACGGTGGTTCATTAATCTCTCTGATGCACTAATAAATAG